CTACTCCAGTCAAGAGGACCAGATGAATACTCAAAGCATCAGCGACCAAGACATTGCGGCGATTGTAGCCGCTATCGAACAAATGCCGGAAATCCAGTTTATTCGCTCGATGCCTCAGTTTGTGACTCAAGGTGCAGGCATGGGAATGGGTGGCGGCGACCTTGGCGCTGGCGACCCGGGTAGCGCTGCTCCGATGGCCGGCTCCGGCATGGGCGGCGGTGCAACTGGCCAGCAAATGCCGCCGGGGGCAATGGGCGGCCAAATGCCAGAAGACGACGACAATCTAACCCCAATCGAGGACGACGACGACATGAGCAACCAGAACAAGTTTTACGCCCGCGGCCATGTTGACGTGGACCGCTACCAAGCCCGCATTGACCAGCTCGAAAGCGCTCTGCGGCAGCAAATGGGAACCATCAGCCAAATGACTTCCGCAATGGAGTCTGAGCACCGAAACGCTTCTGACGTTCGCCGGCAAAGCCGCATCGAGCAACTTGCCAGCCGATACAGCGTCATCGACTGCGAAGAGGAGCTTGAGAAGTGCTTGTATTCGGTGGGCTCAGAGATGACCGAATCTGAGTTTGATCGGCACTGCGAGTCACTTGAAAAGATTGGCGCTCGGGCTGACGCGCTGGCCGGAACGCAAATTCCTCGGGGCGAGATGCCAATGAACGAGCGAGACACGGCCCGGTTCGCCGCCGAGTGCTCAACCGCTCAAGACATTTTCAATGAGAAAATCAATCAAGGCGAATGGATTGATTGGGATACCGCAATGAGCCTTGCTCGTTCGCGTCGAGCCCCGGCTGTTTAGTTCGCCTGTCGCCACTTTGTCGCCACCAACAAAACATTTTCATAGCGAGATACAAGCAGAATGAGTCACTCCATCCCTTCTTATGTTGCTTTCGAAGACATTCCGGTTTCCGTGTTTGTCAACATTGTCACGAACGTCGATTTTGAAGTCGAAGTCTGCGATGCGGGCGATGTGGCTATCGGAGTCAGCGATTACGCTCCGCAGGATGCGGTTCTGCCCGGAGCAAGCATCGGGCCGGCTGCAACAGCCGGCAATCCAGTTCGTGTTTTTGGTCTGGGCGAAACCTGCGAAGTCCTTGCTGGAGCGTCTTTGCAGGCTGGCGCTTACCTGAAGCCGGACGCAAACGGCAAGGCAGTCGCCTGCTCGCAAAACGATTTGTATTCGGCAATTGCCCGAGCAGGTGCTGGTGCTGCTAACCAGCTTGTGAAAGTTATTTTGGAGCACGGTCGCACACCGTAGTTCTTGTCCCGGGGGCGGGTCTTACCGTATACCACATTTGTTTTAAGGAACTATCGACATGGCCGTTGGCGCAGTATTTCAACCGGGCAACAGTAACGTCTACATTAAGGATCACGCAGCCACCGGCTACTTGATCACGCAGTTTTCCCGTAACCCAAAGGATTTTCCTTTGGCTCGTTACGCTCAGTACCGCGAAGTAAAAAAGGACGCGGGTTATTACCTGCGAATGACCGCTGAGCAGGCTGGCCGGCTTGTTGGCGGCGGACTGGATGAGTTTGTGTGGCCGGACGGTGCAGACCGCCCGTCGCACAACGACGGCTTGGAAACCATCGCTTGGGCAGACTACCGCACGACCCGCTACAACTTTGCTTTTCGCCTCGGGCAAAAAGCTGTTGAGCAGGCCGGCTGGGACATTAAGGCTGTGGAAGCAGCCAATCATGCCCAGCAGTCAATGACTGCTCGCACCCGTCAAATGCACTTGGCTTTCGAGACAAATGCAAACTGGGACACCGGCCACCGCCTCGACGTGACCAACATCTCGGGTGTTTCAGGCCGATGGGACCAATCCACGACCGCTCGGATGGATATCAAGAAGTCCATCAATCACGCACGGGACTTGATTGCCAAGGATACCCTTGGCGTTGTCAAGACCAAGAGCGACCTTCGTTTGGTGATGAACCCGACTACGGCCCGCAAAATTGGCGAATGCCAAGAGATGGTTGACGCCATCAAGCACAGCACTGAAGCTTTGAAGCATTTCAAGAATGAACTGCCGGACTACTCGGAATACGGACTGCCAAGCCTTCTTTATGGCATTCCGATTGTTGTCGAAGACACCGTGATGGTTACAAGCCGTCGCGGCGCCTCCAGCGCAACCCGCTCTTGGGTTTGCACTGACAACACGGTCTATCTGGTTAGCCGACCGGGTGGGCTGATGGCCAAGGCCAACAGTGGACCTTCGTTCTCCTCCGCGATGGTCTTCCTGTACGAAGACATGACCGTTGAAACGATGAACGATCCGAAGAACCGCCGGGTTGACGGCAACGTCGTCAGCGACCAGTTCTGCGGCATCATCGCTCCGTCGTCGTGCTTCAAGTTTGAGAATGTGTGCGCCTAGGCTATAGGCACCTACCTACCTTTCGCAACCGGGGCGGGTAGCATTTGCTGCTCGCCCCGTTTTTCATACATACTCTGTAAGGTAATGAAATGGCTTACTCGTATTCGCTGACCTGCCACCCGGTTGTCAAGACAGGCGCGCACGACATTTACATTGCCAGCCCGTTTAGCGGCTCGCTAGTTGCGCTGGGCATCGCGACTGACGGGGTTCGGTATCAGAACCACCCTTACTATCTCGACGTTCACGGCGACCGCAACGGAGGCCGGCAAGGCCCGCCGATTGAAAAGCAGTATCTCGGCGAAATCGTGATTGTTTCGTTCACGCTCAGTTCGTACACGAAAGCAAACGTCGAAACCGTTCGACGCCGCGGAATGATTTCGACTAACGGTCTGATTCCACAGACTTCAATTGGCGATTTTATGATGACAGGAGCTGCAATGCGGCTTCTGCTGAAAACGGAGCTTGCCGGCGATGTCCGAAACTTCTGGTGCGCGATTCCTATTCAGGCGCACGAAGTCACTGAAGGCACGAAGTTTTCAGAGTGGAGCATGGCCTTTGAATGTCATCGCGCGCCATGCGGTCATCCAAAATACAACGCCCAAACCGGAGTCGGCATTCTGGAAGACCAAGACGTGGCGGCGTATACATAGTTTTTCGAGGGGGCATTATGTTCAGGCGATTGTTCGAGCGGCTGCGTCGTTCAAAGCGAAATTTGTTTCGGTACTGGGATGGCTCAAGCTGGCGCGAAGACGACCCGCTGGCGATTCAGCTAAGAATCGAGACGCATCCGGCCTGCCGATGGGATGTTCATCCTGTTGCCGCTGAAAAAGGTGATATGGAAGCCTACGGCATTACGATGCAAGCTATTTGCGACGTGTTTGCCGTCAAAATGTTTAGCCCCGCGAATCGCAGCGGCCTGACACACAGCGAACTCATGGAACTGCTGGCAAAATACGCTGATTACATCGAGGCGTTAAAAAAAAATACCGGACCTTTGCCGATTTGGCGTGCGCCGTCGGATGCGACCTCCGAAGCATCGAGCAGCGCGACTACGAGCGATACGTCGGACTCTGCCTGAACCTTTACCGCATAAAAATTCAAACTGCCGACGCAGTTCGGATGGGCGTGGAGGCTTGCGTGTCAGAAGCGTTTGGCAAGGCCCGGGCAGTCGATTTCTTTGTTCACACTGTAAGCGATGAAAATTACGGCAGGTTTTTGCATAAGTCTTTCCAAGCAAAGCTAGAAACAAGAAAACGATAAGATGGCTTTTCCAATTCTTGGTGTAATCGCTAGCACTGCTGCCCGAATGGCTATGGGTAGAGCGGGCACTGCCATCTTAGGGTCAGGCACTCAAGCGGCGATTGGCGGACTGGCGTCTGTTATGCAAGGCAGCGCGAATGTCGCTAGCCGAATAGCCCGATCTGGCCCAAGGCTTCGCGTGTTTGAAAGAAAACAGCGGATGAGCAGAAGCCAAAGGCGGATGCGTTACAGGTTGAGCCGTTTTTCTGGTCGTGCAAGACCTCCAAGATCGGCTTTCCGACAGCCGCCTCCAAATCGTGGCCAGTCGAGTTTTGATTATCAAGGCCAGCAGTTCCAAAGCGGCATAGGATTTTCCACCGCCGGCGGAACAGAGATGGACCCGCAGCAAGCGCAGCAGGTTATCAGTCAGTTCACGAACAGACTCGCCGCGGCTGCGGCAATTGTCAATGTGTTTACTGTCGGGGTGGGCGTTGCCGCGACGGCAGTTAAGGCGATGCACGGCTTCGCTTCTATTTTGGTCGATTCCCAGCGCGGCGTAGCTCGGTACAGTGGCACAATGAGCGCATCCTTGGCTCATCTGGAGGTCGGGAGGATTGAGCGCGACATACAGCAGTCGCGAGCAACTGGCCAGTCATTTGCTGCGCTCACCCGCTCGCTTGACCGATTAGAGAAAGCGATGCAGCCGTTTCGCGAATTTACGACGAATGCGTTCAATTCCATGACCAAGGTAGGCGCCGATTTTACTACTGCGGTGCTGGGTAATGTCGCGCCGTTAATTGAGAATGCGGAAGATGCAGGGAAAGGCGCAAGAAATGCAGTCATAGACGTTCTTGCTAATGTTTTTGGCGGCGCTGGTGCGGCGCGAGGCGATCATATAAAAGACATGCTCGACATGGCCGAATTCATTGGGGGCAAAATGAAGGGGCACGGCGGACCTAATCAAGGATTGCAGGATTTGTTTGACCTTCGGCTGCAACAGGAAAACATAAAAGCCCTAAGAAAGCCGGCGCCAAACATTCCAAACCAGCCAGTGAAAGGCAATGCAAAGCAAGACATAAATGTCAGGAATAACGGTCGAAAGTTTTTCTTGGACAACGCCAACAGGCGTCGTGATGGTGGCGTTCAATGAGTCTTAATAGCACCGGAACAGATGTTTTTTACAACGGCATATGGCTTCGCAATTGCCTGACGACGCAATTTGACCAGACGGTCGAATACGACGAAAGCCAAACAGACCGCCTGTACACCAAATTCCACATAACTGTGGAAAGTTTGGTTTCAGAAACCACCGTAACTGAATGCCTTGGCATAGATTTGCGAAACCGGGGGCTGGCCACAGCGACAGCGCAAAGGCAAATGAGCGCAGTTCACGGCCTGCTTTCGGTTCCGCGAATGCAATTTGAATACTACCAAGGCGGCGTTCCGCTGATTATTGCAAATTCGCTTGCCGTCGTTTCTGGTTCAACCTCAAACAGCCAGACCCCCTTTTTTGCAACAACGACTGATTTGAATAACGGCCCCAAACCAAAAGAAGTCAGAATTCAGCAGGTGCTTGCTAATCGGTGTTACCGGGTAAGTTTTTCGATTGAAGTCTGCTTGCTTATCTGCGGAGACTTGACGGATTTAGGGACAATCAGGGACTCGCTTACAGGAGCGCCTACGTACCCAAAATCGCTTGCTTCAGAAAACCGAAGGCTGCTTTCAAACCGTTTCTCTATTGAAGAAACAAGAGACGGTAATTTCCTTAACACGAGAATTTTGACCGGACGCGCTAGGGTCGCGCACAGGTCATTGTGGAACTTAACCGTGCGGTATCTTCTGCTTCCCCTTCTTCCTAATGGATACAAAAGGGAAAGCGTTAGTTTTACTCATCATTCAAACGGGCTGGATGTGGCGTACCGGGTAGTTGACCGGCAACGAATAGCAGCCCCTCCTTGGCCAGCAATTGATTTTGCAGGAAGTCACACTGAGGCAACGGGCATAGACGGCGTAACTTCCGTTGGTTCGGTGTCTGTGCGTGTAGTTGGGCCGCCGGGAAGAGCAAAAAAACATCTATTGCTTGCTGCTGTCGCCGTGATTGAGGCAAAAATCGGAAGTTTTACGAAACTAGGCGAAGTAGATCACAGAGTTCTTGTTGAGCACATTCAGATTACTGACGTTTTGCAAGACAACGTGATTGAACTGGCCGTGCAGTTTAAGCGGCACGGAAAAGAGGATGACGTTGATGAAAGATATGTCAACTTAGTTTTCGAACGACTCGGATTGCTGCCAAACATATTTACGCTTCGGGATGGTACAGAAGCGATGCGGCAAGACAATCGACCTCCAAATTCTGACGTGTGGCCGGAATCCCAAGACCCTTGGGGTGACGAGGGTGTTGCTCCTTACGGAGTCTTTGCAGCGTTTTTGCAAGACGGATGTTGGCCGGAGCATTATTCCCCGGACCTTTCCTCTTACATTGGGCCGACCTATCCAGACAGGTATTCTCGCTCAGAGCCTAGCGGAACGGCGTCAAGCTACCGCACCGACGACGAAAGTTTAGGCAAGGAACCGCCTCCTCCAGACAAGAAAAAAGAAATCAAGGCCAGCGAGGAGCAAAAGCAATTTCCGTACACGGATGTTGAGGTAAAGACGGATTACTTCAACAACTACGGCTGGGTTGCGCTGCCGTACATGAAAGACAATCAAGCTCCTGAAGATGGCGACGTGGTTTTGACGAAGCTTCATGCTACGACATGCAGGAAAAACGTGTTTGTTTCGGCAAAACGAATTGGCGCGCAGCCGAAGTTTCCAAAAATTGACTACGAATACACCGACCCAAACGGAATCAAGCATGTCCTTGACGAGTTTCACACTGAACTAAACGCGCCAAAAGTTATCCCTAACGGGCAAGAGCTTGAATACGAAATTTCGGCGCGGCTGGTTTATCTGATGAGTCGAGGCTTAAAGCCTGACGACGATTTAACCTTCGGCTCGCTTCCTTGGGACATTACGAAAAAAGCTGACAACAAAGTTAGCATTAACGTCGATCAGCAAGACGAGGAGATGGTTTAGTTATGGCAATCAATTTCGCTACGCTGTTTCCTAGAATCGTCGCGGTTGCCGATTTGCTGGACAACCTCAAGACTTACCAAGCAACGACCGTGAAAGCGGACGCCGACGATATTTTAACAGCTTGGTCAGCAACTCTCGATGATATTGCCACTTATGGCTACGTTGGCTCCTTGGTGAGCGCCGCTAATAGCTTGGCTAATCAAAATTCGCTGGCTTCGGCTTGCAAGAATCTAGTGCAGGCTGAGATTATCCGGGCGGTGCAGGCCGACCTTCCAATGATTACCAGCTTGTCGATTAACCAAGCGATTGACGAGCTTGTGCTGCAAATGTCGTCCGATTCCGTTGATAACAATGCTTGTACGGTGACGGTGACGTACCCATCTAGCAAGGCGGTGCTGGTGGTTAGCAACAAGCACGCTGACGGCAAAACCACTGAGCTAGCGTACCAAGAAGCTTTTCTGGTTCGCTGGAATGGCTCCGGCCTTTCGCTCCGCGGCAAGCAGAAGGCGAATGCCTTTAGTTCAGGCTGGCCTGATGGCAGCGGCGTCAACCTGACATTTTCTCCGGTTCCTGCTGGCGGGTTGATTGCCAACGGCGCGCTGGATGACGAGGATTCTTTAGCGACGGGGAAGCCGGCGTCGTGGATTGTCACGACCGGGACTATCAACACGACAATTAAAATGACCGACTTTGAGACCCAGACTTTAACAGTCGCGGGCACTCCGACGAGCGGTTATTACAGCCTGACGATAACCGACCCTAACGGCAACATTCAAACGACCGAACTATTAGCCTACAACGCCTCAGCCTCAGACGTTCAGGCCGCAATTCGGGCTCTTGCGGGCTTTGGCCAGATTACTGTTACAGCGACCGGTACGTCGCCTAACTTTGTGCACAGTGTCAAGTTTGTGGGCGTGGTTGGGGACGTGCCCAACATCACGGTTAACAGTGCAATCAGCCCGGGAACAATTACCCGCGCAGACGGCGCGGCGGTGGACGTGTCCGGGCTCAGCTACCGGACGATGTATTGGGTCGGAAATGGCTCGCAGCTAACAGCGATTGAGCAAGCCATTTCTCCAACAGCGCTAACCCAGTACGCCTTTCATGTGCGGATGAAAAAGCAGACGAGCGCGACTGGCGTTATTGAATTTCGCCTTATTGACGGAGCCGGCAATGTCATTAACGACGACGCCGGCACGGCTAACTCGGTGTCGGTAAATTTGTCGGCGGTTTCCAATTCAGCTTACACGGCTCATACCGCATTTTTCAGGCTTCCGACTGTATTGCCTACGCTGGTTAAGTTTCAGGCACGGCTGACGACCGCAATCAACAACACCTACAAACTTTACATTGACGACATGACGCTATCCCCAGTTCGTCAACTAGGCACGACTGGCTTGTATGCGTGCGTGTTTCCCGGGCTCAGCCCCTCGGCTGCGACCGATGCTTACACGTTGAGCAGCACTAACGACTACTCCGGCAGAATTCAAAGTTTGTTCATGCGTTTTTTCGAGCGGCAATTGCCAAGCTCGGGAACGCCCACAATTTCCGACACATAACTACCTTTGGTAGTTGCCCCGTTCAGGTCGCCTGCCCCCGGTGACTGGACGGGGATTTAATTTAGCTTGAGCGCAATGGAAGTCTGGCTAGAAGACGATTCTGAATTAAACCCAACCAAGCACTACCTGCTGTTTCCTGATGAGGGCGGCGAGGTTGCGGCTAAGATTGCGCAATTCCTTCCTAATTGGATGAGCCCAACGCCAAGCGGCGCTTTTTTTAACCGCCGGGTGAC